AGAAAGCTAAATTAGCTAGAGTCAAAGAGAATTTAGACGACGACGCAAAAATAGCACGTCATAGTTTAAATACGGTTGAGACTCTTTTAATGGAGGCTCAATGCCCTACTTGTGGCGGAAAGTATAATGATGTTGTATCACTTGACGTAGAAAATGAAACTGCGTTAATGCGCTGCTCAAACTCTGGTTGTGCAAGTTTTCATACACCAGAGTCTCGTCGTAGACAAAGAAAGAAAGAGCAAGAGGGCGGTGTGTTTACAGTTAACTACAGCCTGAAAACGGCTACTATTGAATCACAGGAGGAAGTTAGCATGTCTGAGAAAACGAAGAACGAAGATAAGACTTTTACGCAAGCTGAGGTTGATGAGATGAAGGCTGATGCTGTTGCTGAAGCTATTAAGAAACATGATCTTATTAAAGAACGTCGGGCTGAACTTGGAGATGTTGCGAAGGATTCCAAAGATGCTGATTTGTTGAACGATAGTGTGTTTTCTTCTTTGCAGAAAGATAAGCAAATTGCTGATTTGGAAGCTGAGAATAAAACTTTGAAAGAGAAGGTAAAGGCTTCTGATGAAAGTTCAGAACAAGCCGAAGAAGATGAGTCTAAGGAATCAGACGAATCTGAAGAAGCAGAATCAGATGAAGCTGGGGCTGCTGAAGGTTCTTTGTTAACGGGTGGAGGAATGCCCCAAAAAGGTTCTAATCCAGTTGTTGAACGAATGGGTGAAGTTATCACTCGTGCAAAACGTTAACAATTGTTAATAGAGCGATTAGTAGTTTAACCGGAGGTTATGAAAATGGCTAGAGCTTTTTTTCCAGAACTAAGCGGTGGTATGATTGCCACATTGACGATTGCTGATCCTGACGCTGTGTTGGCTGTTGCAGAAGCACAGGTGTTTATCAGCGGTAATAATGAGGTTACTCCTGTTCCTGCAATTGGTGGTGAGGAACCTGTTGGTCAATTGATGGTTGATGTAGCTGCTGGCGAAGGTCGTGGTGGCCCTGATGGAGATCAGATTTCTGTTCTTCTGCTTGGCTATGCCTTGATTCTCACCAGTAAGGTGACTTCAGGTGAGGAACCTGCTGCTGGCGATATTGTGTATGTTGATGTTGATAAGAATACGTATTCGAACGACGCTACTGGTAATACGAGAAAAGGTCTGTGTCTTTCGGCAACTGCCGCAGGCACCTGAATTCTTTTGCAGTCGTAAGACTGAGCAAACTGAAGTATGTATTAAGGAGGTTTACATTATGGGTAAGACGACTGAACAACTTTCTCTCGAAGCCAGAGTTCAAGAGTTGTCTGATGTCTATGGTTACGATCTGAAGACAGAAGAGTTGGCAGCTTTTGACAAGCTGATTGAAGAGAATGCTAATGATCCTATGGTTCTCGCTCAGTTGATTGGTGAGCCTATTGAAGATCGCAAAGAACACGTCGGTTTTGCTCGACGCTTGCTTCTCCCTCGCACGATTCGTCGTGGTGAGAATGCAGAGTTCCCTGCGGCTCCTGGCGAAACTGATGGTGAAGCATATTGGATTGGTTCGGACTCTGAAATTCGTTCCCGCAAAGTAACGCTCGGCACGAATAGCTTTGATGTGCGCCTGATGGTCACTGAAGAGCTTGTCATTTCACTGCATGACATTCAGAATTCAAAATTTAATTTTGTGCCTACGTATCGCGCAAAGCTGACTACGATGATGAATAAACTCGAAGATTTTGAGTTAATTCAGCTTATCGAAGCGGCTGCAACCGGCCCTGGTGCTTTGACGCCTCCTGCCGGAGCTGCATGGACGTGGGATTTGTTTAGGGATGCATGGGCAGTTGTTGATCCTTTCTTCGATCCAGCATGGATTCTGGTGAAGAGTGATGAGTATTTTAAGACGCTTGATTTTGTTGATGCTTCTGGCAATCCGAAATTTACTGAGGAAACTCGTGAAGATCAGATTCGTCGTGGTGTTGTGGGTCGTCTTGGAACTGCAACTGTCTTAAAGGTAAATGGTGTGTTGTCCGTTGATGGTATTGAAACTCCTATCATGGCTGATGATGTAGCTTACATGGTAGCCAGACCCGATCAGTTGGGTTATTTTGCAACTCGGCTGATTGAAGGACGAAGGCGTATTGCTCGTGCAACTCCGTTTACTGTTCAGCCTGGGCCTGGGGGTAGAAAGAGTCTTCATTCCTCAATGTATGCTGTGCAGGAAGTTGGTCAGGTAATCGCCAATAACAAGCATGTGTTGAAGATTACCATTGTTTAAATTTAGCTGACTTACATAGGAGGGTGATTGTTACCCTCCTATGTAAAAAGCTTTACACAAGTTAAGAGTAGTATCGAAAGTGTAGTTGGAGGGAATTCCTATGTCTATTAATATTCGTGCTGTGGGTGAAGTTGCTGATGGTTCTGTGACGGCTTCTAAGCTTGCCACTGGTGCTGTTGATCTTGGAACTGATAAAGTGACAGGTGAGGCTCCTACTAGTAAAATCGCTGCTGATGCTATCACAAATGCAAAGATTGCTGCTGGCGCAGTTGATACTACCGAGCTTGCTGCCGATGCTGTTACGAATGCAAAGATTGCGGCTCTTGCTGTTGATACTGCCGAAATCGCTGCTGATGCAGTAACTAACGCTAAAATTGGTGCGGGTGCTGTTGATACTGCCGAAATCGCTGCGCTTGCTGTTGAAACGGCGCAACTCGCTGCGGGTGCTGTAACCGATTCGGTTCTTGCAGATGATTCAGTGGTGAACTCGAAATTGGCTGATTTAGCAATTTCAACTGGTAAGCTTCAGAATAATGTTGTGACTCTTGCAAAGTCTGATGAAGATAGTCGTCTTCGTCCGTTTATCGGTGATGAATCAACTGTGTCGATTGTAGGCACAACTGAAACCGAGATTAAGGCGTTTAAACTTCCGAAGGGAACAACTCAGAAGTTTAAACCGAAGAAGATGCGTGTATTTGCAACGTTGAAGATAGACAATGTTGCGTCTGCTGCCGAATTAACAATTTATTTGGATGCAGAAGGCACTTCTCGTCTAACTTTAACGTCTACTTCGCTGACCGAAGAGTTGGTAAGTGGCGAGTTTGATTTGTCTGATCTTACGGATGGTCGTCATGATGTCAGTATTCGTCTGCGTTCATTAGGTGCTGCTGATCAGGCAACCAATGATTATGTAGATATGATGATTGTTGTCGAAGTCTAATTCTGCTATGGGGGAAGGAGCAATCCTTCCCCCATTCGCAAAGGTATGGTAAGGGATGGATACAATAATTGAGAAAGGCGATACCTTTGTTTTAGAGGCTGCTTTATTTAGCGGTGCTCATGCTGTTACTGGACTAACAATACCGTATAACGTAGTTGATAGTCTTACTGATGGACTTATCGAGAGTGGCACATTGAATGAGATAGGTGGCGGTATTTATAGTAAACCTATCGTCTTTAATACACTTGGTCAATTTCGTCTTGAAGTTCTTGCACCAGGAGTATTTGGAACACAGATTCAAGCAGTGATTGTTCGTGAAACACAATCGAAACTTGATACGCTGACCACCCTAGTAACAGAGATTTTTGATGTAACTGTTCGAGATGTTGAACGAACGTTTGAATATGATGCCGAAGGTCGTGTATCAATTGTTAATTTAAAGTTTGGAGATTTTGTTACACCAGTTCGAGAAGCCAGAATTGTTTTTACTTACAATCCTGATAACACAGTTGCAAAAATGACGATTGAGGAAATATAATGGCTGACCAACCCTTAACACAACCAATTTTACTAGCTACTGAAGGTCATGTATTTTATCCTCCTATTTTTGTGGCACAAACAGCACCGCCGAGCATAACAAGGTCAGGACTTGCGGGGCCATTTCGTCCGTCTGCATCCTCTAAGGTTTCAAACGGTAATTAAACTTTTTAGAAAGAGGTAACTACAATGAATGGATTTTTCATTAACGGAATAAAAACCGTAACGTCAGATACGTATACGTTATTGTCAGATAAGTCAGGACAAATTTATATACAACATGTTCCTGTGGTAGCAGAAGATATTAAGTATGCAAAGATGCCAACGGATACTGATGCTGCGACGTTTTGGGCAGACCCAACAATTCATACATTCAAATTCTTTTTTGAACTTTAATTTTGCTTTTTTAACTGATAGGAACTATTATGCGTAGAAAATTTGTGTTTAATCCACTTGAAGTCACTTTTGATTTATCGACTGCTGATGATACGTTAGAGCGCGTTGATACTAATGTATTTGAAGCAGCTCAAGATGGTGTAGAATATTTTGCCCCTATACAGTATGGTGGTCGTTTTGGCGACGTATTTAGACAGTATTTTACGATTGCTGATGTTGCGCTAGGTGTTGCAGTAACAATCGCTCTTGGTTTGACTCCTAACGATGTTTTATACGTTGGAGGTTATGTTGTTGAGGCTACATCGGGTGATAAAATTTTGATAGGCACTGGTTCTGGAAACACCGCTAGTAACGAAGGTATTCATGTTCAAGTTCAGGGTGCCAATCTAGTGATTGATCCTAATGATGCTTTAGATTGGGATAGTGGTTTTTGTTGGATTGACTATACGAAAACTCCGTAAGGCTAAATCATGCCAATAGGTCGAGCAAATACACATCAGGTTCCTAGTTTGTTAAAGTTTTCACCAGAGAAGACAGGTGTTGTTGAGACAGTTGAGGCTGCTAACTTAAATGATATTCTTGCAGCTAATACTCTTGAACAGAAGTCAGCCCGTCCTCATAATATTAAGAAAGTAAATCCCTCGTAAGGAGTTAGTATGTCAACAGCAATCTCAACAATACGAGAAAACGTTAGAGCCGCTATTGACGATATGGCGCAGTCTACAAGCGATCAGTTTATAGGTGACGGTTCTACAACTCAAGTATCACTTACTGAAGTTAATATTATTATTGATGGTAATGGAGAAGTTGAAGAAGTAACTAATAATGGTGTTCCGACAACCGCTTATACCATTGATGTAAATCGTGGATGGATTACTTTTGATGTGGCTCCTGCAAACGGGAATGAAATTATTATCAAGTATCAGTTTTTTAAGTCATACTCGAATGAGGAACTTGATAAAGCTATACGTCTTGCTGTAGGAAAACTAGTATTATACGGTTTTGCAACTTGGACACTCACCGATCCAGATACGATTAGTGCAACGTTAAGTCTTGGGGAACAAGCTTTAACTGCAACTGTGGGTGCGATTATTTTAAATCCGTATCTTGTGTTAAGTTTTACTACCGGAGAAACACGATTCTCAAGTCGTAAAACTGGACAGTCTGGTGAGGCACTAATTAAAGATGTAATTGCTACTGCAAAAATCTCTGGTGTGAATAATGATTTTTACATCAATGTTGCAGGTATAAACAATCATCGAACTCTCGATGGACAAGAGATTGAATATAATGTTTAATCGACGGCTTGTTAGAAATATTCGAGATCGAGTTACCAAAGACCTTGAACGTCGTATGCTAGTTTATTTGCCAGGATGATTTACTATTGATCCTGTTGGTGGGTTTGATCCAGTAAATAATTCTGCAATAGATGTTTCTGCGTCAGATAATGCATCTGGACAAATTGAAGGCAATAGAACTCGTATCTCAATCCCATGCACGTTTCGAGAGTTACGTGGTGATTCAAAGGTTCGAAGAGGTCTTGGAAATATCGAGCAAAGCACTATTGTTGCATTCTGTGATTCTAAGTTTAGAGATATTTTGAAAGCTGGGGTTCGGATTGTGATTAGTGATCTGGATTATGAAGTTTACACAGATGAGACAGGCAGCATGTTTATTCGTGACGTTCGTGATCCTAACCACGATTTGAATAGAGTTGAAGTGACACTTGTTCAGAAAATTGTTTAATGTTACGATTCCGTGGCAATGCTTCAGATGCGATTACGAAGAATAACGCAATGCTACAACGCTTGGGTGTTGTGAAACAACAAACAGCAAACAAAGCAGGTTCTATAGGCGCACAGGGCGCAAAACGGATGTTGATTGCGTCGTATGTAGGGATTGAACGTCCGTCAGGACGCTTAATATCTAAAATTAGGGCCGAAGTTATTCGACCTGGGGCTGTAGGGGTTGGAAAAATACGAGGCCCAGGTAGGACTGATCCTGTCTATATGAGGATACAAGAAGTTGGTGGTGTGATTACACCTAAACGAGCTTCATTGTTAATTTTTAAGTATGGTGGACGACTATTTAAGGTTCCCACGGTTCGGTTGACCGCAAAACGATTTTTTACATTAGGGTTTGAAACAACCCTACCAGATGTTCGTCGAATTGCGAGTCAGGGATTTACAAAAATTGTAACAGGTAAGGTTATTTAAGTCATGGCAAATCCAAGTCCAGCGTTGATTCAGTGGAACTCATTTACTTTACCAAATGTTGGTAGTCTTGATGATCCCCGTCCAGGGATTAAAAATGTTGTGATTGAAGGCACTCGCGGTGATGGAGCGATTGTTATTCCTGGCGGGACACCGACTTACAACATCACTATTCGCGGTGTTATCATCCGAAGTGACTATGATGCAGTAATGAGTCAGATTGTAACATTGCGTTCAACAGTCACGACGGCTGAAGCAACGTTAACAGTTGAACGAGATTCAGGAAGTTTTGATACGTATACCGTCAGACGAATAGGCGATATCCAATACTCAGACAGTCCGAATATGCGAACGCAAAGTCTGGAATATTCAATTACGTTTCTCGTATTAGAGATTCTTTAAGGAGGTAGTGGTATGGCAACGGCAGTGACAGTTCTTGTTAATACAACGGCGGTTGATGCAACATTTGTGGCTCAACCGGCAAATTTTGTGTTATTGGATTTGGTAAACGACGAAATTATTTGGTCAGCAGGTAGTGCAGCAGTAGCCGATGGTCAAGATACACCAACTGAGGCTGAGTTGAATGAAGCTGCTACACTCATCGACACCGTAGATGTTGAAATTGCTGATGCGTTTCTGCTTGATGATTCTGCGACAGGTGTTGAGTTGAAGTTGATTGATCTTGCAGGTTCACAAGACACTCAGTTTGTTTTTCTGTTTTCTTTCGATGGAGCAACGGCGACTGAGCCATTTTTAGAAGCTTGGGATGATACTAATCATAACACGACGAACTTTCAGTCGCTTGGTGCTGGCACTCCTGCAAATAGTTTTATCAGTGCGGTATTGACAACTTCAGGTTTACCTGGGGCTGCTTGGACAGGCACAAAAATTGCAGGATCAAGTAATCGACTTTCATTGAATGGTGGTGGTGGTGCTTTGGTTGCTGCAACAGATGTCTATACTAATATTAAGGTAGTGGTTCCAGCAAACCATCCAACGCCTGCTGCTGAGAAACCTGTGTTGACAATTCGTTTTACATTTAACTAAGTCAAGCTTAAGGGGGAAGCTGATGAAGTATATTGTTAAATACGAAGATGGTTCTGTGTTTAGAAGTGCGGCTACGTTTGGAGAATTAGAGCCGTGGCGTGATCTTCCAGATGATAAAGCAATTAAAGCTTTGTATTTTCGGGTGCCTGGATCATCTGATTTTTTAATGTTGTCGGGTTATCAGGCATATAACGTTGTATTAGATGTTGCTGTAGATATGATTGCAGGAACAGGCGATAAGTCTTTTGAAGGTTGTGTTGAACAGGTTCACATTTTTGGACGTAAAGAAGATCGTGTGAAACGATATACTGTCGCACTAAAACAACGCAACTACCAAAATCTTCGAAATAGGTCAGTCGAGTCTGTTTGGGAATTGGCAGAGTATCTTAAGTTAGTTCCAAAGTCCTTTCGACACAAAAAGCAGTTTGAAGTCGTCCAGAGTAATTTGAAGATGATTCCAAATCTCGCTAAGTTTCTTGTCAAGAAATTAGGTAATCTTTCACAGTGTTCAACGATTCAAGAGATTAGTCCGTATTTAGGATTAACGGGTGATGAAGCATTAGATGTGGATCGTCGTTTAGTTCAGGCTATGATTCATCCAATTATTATTGATGTAGCTGAGTTACAAAGAGAGTTATGCGATAACGCAGATACAGATGAAATGCCTGAAGCTATCTTATTAGGAAGTATAGCTAATGCGGTTGACCATTTCAAAGACATTAAGGTAAGTCCAGGTGATATTGTTGTTTCAAATGTTCGTTTAGGTAAGGAACTATACGGGGAAGCTATTATGGGTTGGAAAGCAGGAGTTGTATATGCCAAGTCCAAGTGATTTACGAAATGAAAAGCTTTCAATTTTTTATGCTATCAAAGATTTTTTTGATAGTCCTAGTTGGCCGAGTGACGTAGATGTTGTAGCAGAACTTCCTGATGTTATTGCAGTGCTACCTACATTAGTTGTAGGTATTCAAGAATCGCCACGTCAACCTTTAGAACTAGGAGATAGCACTTTTCGTAATGCTACAAGAGTGGTTACTGTTAACTGTTATGCCAGAAATCACGGTGAAGCCGAAGATTTGGCTGATACGATTTCAGAAATTTTAGAGTCTGTTCTTGATTGGATTAACTATATTAAGCATCCTGGTCAAGCTGGCTTTGATGCTGTTGCACAAAAAATCGGAACTTTAACACCACGTAATGTTGTGGTGACTATTCTCGAAGTTGGAGATACAAGTCAGTCAAAGGTAGATCGGTTTCGTTCGCAAGTTACCTTTGAACTTAGACGAAACCGTGTATAAGGAGGTTAATTAGTTATGCCTTACACAGAAGAATTTGTTCATTCACAAAAATCAAAACCGAAGGTGATTCCTGAAACTGATCATAGTATTGATCCTGTCGATCTTGATCGTGTTCAGAGTGTGTCACTTACGTTTACACGACCTAATGGGAAAGGTTTTGAGTTAGGACGAGATGATGAAGCTTTTCGTGAGTTTCGGCGTCCTGATGTTACAGGCACGATGGTAATTAATGAGTATGGTATCATCAAGCCCTGGGCTATTCTTGCAAACTTAGACCCATCGAGTGCCGTTACCGTTGATTTAGATGATATGAGAGACACAGAGTTTTCACTGTTGCTCTCGATTCATAATCAAGCTGATAATCAGCTTGCTACACGGTATATTCGAGATGCGTCTATTACAAGTTTTAATCTTTCAATCACAGATACAGACGCAACGCTCGAACAATCATGGGGTTTTGCTTCTGAATCTATGAAAAGTTTAGTAAACACAGCAGCTCACTTTATTGTCGATGCTCGTTTTGTTTCAAATGGTGAAGATGTTGCTGATGAAGTCACGTTAATTCAAACTCCGATTGCTGATCCAGACACCGGAGCCAAAGTTTTTAGAGCTACAAAAATTCGTGCTTCAGTCCAAACAGAACTTGTTGAAGGTGTTGATTTCTCCATTGCAGGCGCAACGTTGACTATTATTGGAGATATTGTTGAAGCCGATAAACTTACGTTGCATTATGCTGCGTCAACAGGTAGCTCATTCGAAGCTGTTGATGATTCAAATGCGTTTCATATTCCAGCAAAGAATGTTGAGATCGAATTGAAGAGTGGTGCTGTTTCGAAGTTAGATGTGCTACGTCTTCAATCAGTTGCCATTGCTGCAACATTTGATCGTCAAGAGTTCGGTGAGATCGGAAGTAATGAGCTTGTTAAACGTGTAACGAATTCAACGAATGTTGTGGTCACTCCTGGCGCATTGTTTTCAGACTTAACACTTGAACAGGTGCTTCGTGGAGACGTTGCAGGCGCAGGAACGATTATTGATATTGAATCGTTTCTTGAAGATTTGGATTTAGAAATTCGTGTTTATGCTGATGAAGCACACACAACGTTTCTTGCTAAGTATCTTGTGAGAAACTTGAAAGTCACTGGTGGGAGCACTGAAGCTGCTGTGACTGAAGCATTGCTTGAAAACTTTACTCTTGAGTCGGATGATTTAACCTATACGACGAATGAGGCTTTAACGTAAGATATCCCCCGATGGTGGTGTGTAAGTCCTTGACATTATATCCTAATACTCAAGGCAGCACCATCATTACAACCGTGAGGTAAGGTAATGGATGATCGCATCGCGTTTGACACAGTAAAGGTATGGGGAAACTCTCTTGTAGGCAAGTTGATGAAACGCGTTGAGATTTATGATCGTAGTTCATCAAAAGACGCTGATTTTCTCAAAAGCGTCATTAAAGAACTTGCTCATGAAGAAGTGCGTTCCCTACGGATGCAGTTGGGTTTGGCTAAAGAAAAGTTTATTTCTAGTAACACCGCATCTTAATTGATGTGGTGTTTTTTATTGTCGTAAGGTAAGGAGATACTATGAGTCAAGTAGACAAACAATTAGAGCTTGAATTGCTTGAAGGCCGCCGCGAGATTTTACAGCTTGGTGACGATCCGAGTTATTCTGTGAGACGACCAACACATGCTGAAGAAATTGAAGCTCGAAAATGTTCTGCACGAGCGTATGCTATGTTTCTTCGAAACAATGAGTATTTGACAAAAGATGAAATGAAACGATTGTATGAAGAACGTGGTGTAGTGCTTCCTTCAACAGAAAGAATTTTAGAAGAGTTTCGAAATAAAGAAGAAGAGAAGCTCGTTGAATTATTCGATCTCGTGAAGGATGGAGACTCAGCACGAGAGAAATCAAAAAAACTCATATCAGGATTAACGAATGAAATTTCTAAGTTACGTAGTAAGATTGATGATGCATTAAAAAAAGAAAGTGAATTGTTTGGGGATACAGTTGAAAATCTGGCTAAGATGGAAGAACATGCTTATTTAGTTGCGGCATGTGCAGAGAAACGAAAAAAGACAGGAAAGAAGTGGACGCCTGTTTATTCGTCTGTTGAAGTGTTTATGAATTCTCGTGACTCTCAACTTGGACTTGTTTTGTTAAGTAATTTTCTTCAACTGTTTTACGGCTTAGGAGCCTCAGAAGCCCCTTTCGTCGTCTCGCCCGATCCCAACACTGGCAGTTGAGCTATGAGAATGTCAAGGAATTGGGATTGTTGTTCCTTGATGGGTCGGGCAGATTAACACCCGCACAACATCATTTTGTGTATTGGCTGCGGGTATATGACAATACATATTCTGCGTTGAGCACAGAATCCTATGATGAGTTGTTAAGCGATATTATTGAAAATGACTTATGGCTTGATGCGTTTTTTGCATGGGTAAAAGAAGATAAATTACGTCGTAAGAAAAAACAAAAACGAGATGCGTATTTAGATAAAGTTCGCAGTCGCATAAAAGCTCCACAAGGAGCAAGCGTAGAAGTATTTGATTTCACAGGAAAAGTCTAATGGCAATTGAACAATCGCAGTTTATTGTAACATATAGTGTTGAATCAGCTCAGGCTGAAGCAGCTATTGCTCGTATGTCTCAACGATTGAAACAAGCAGAGCAACAGCTAAACAGTTCGAGGTCTGCAACCGATAAGTCTACAGATAGCACTCAACGTCTTGAACGAAGCACTGAACGTGTAGCCACTGCTCTTAGTAAAACACGAGGCGCGTCAGGTCGTGCGCGTCAAGGCATTCAAATTGTAGCAGCAGGTTCTAAGGTTACAACTCGCTCGATGCTACAACTAAATAAAGAGCTTGGTCAGTATGCTCGTGCTTCACGTATTGTCGGCCCAAGTTCACGTCGTATTGGTGAAGCTATGTCGATTGCTCAACGTAGAGCAACCGGAGCCGGTCAGTCGTTTGATAAAATGAATTTGACCTTTGGTAGTTTTTTGCGACAGGCAAGTAAGTTTGCTGCTGGCTATGCCTTGATTTATGGAGTAATTCGGCTTGGCACGACGGCTGTTACATCGTCTGTTCAACAATTAGACCAACTTGAACGTTCATTTCGTAGAGCACAAACGGTAACTCGTGCTTCGTCTGAAGCGTTTCAAGATTTATGTGATGCCGCCTTAGATTTTGGTGCGTCACGTGGTAAGATTTTTCAAACGGCTGAAGCACTCTTTGCTCTTGGTAGTGCTGGACTTACTGCTGAAGAACAGTTAGCAGGTTTACCCGCAGTGATGAATACTGCTATTGGTTTGAACTCTGACTTAGAAGAAACTGCCAAGCTTGTTGCCGGTGCCTATAATGTGTTTGGTGAGTCGTTAGAAGAAGCAGCTACAACAAGTGAAAGGTTTACTAAAATTGCTGATATTTTAACTTTTACGTATACTTCTCAGCAAGTCGAACTAGAAGAACTGAGATCAGCATTAGAATTTGTTACGGCCCAAGCATCATTAGCAGATATTGAGTTTGGTGATCTAGTAACAATTATTGGATTTTTAAATACTAATATGTTACGTGGTTCGAAGGCAGGAATAAGTCTTAACCAATCACTTCTTGTTATGGCAAAAAACGCAGAAAAACTAAGAACAGAGTTTGGTATTGTGTTTGATCCAACTAAGCCGTTAAATATTCTTGATGTATTTGATCAACTTAGTGACTCTATTGGAGATTCAGCTTCGTCATTAGAGAACCAAGCGAAATTATCTGCGGTTTTTGGTAAACGTGGTGTTCGTGCTATAGCTTTGATTGTTAAAGAATGGGATAAAGTTAGTGAGTCTATCGAAAAAGCAAATGAGACAGCAGCAGGTTTTGCTGTTAAGACACGAGATATTGTTGAACGAAGTTTTGGTGGAGGTCTTCAACGAGGTATTAGTGTAATTTCGGTTGGTGGAATTCAAGATGCTTTACGGATTCAACAAGACGTTGCTGAACCAATCAACACATTTGTAGATTCTCTTGACGACTTGTTGCAACGTCGTCGAGATTTACCTACAATGACTAGACAGCTCGGCAGACTTTTTGAGGTAATAACCCCAGGCCCAGGTGCCGGTTTTGTGTTTACAGAACTTCAACGATTGCTAAATCGTGTTCCCTCTGGCACCCCGACAATAGATGAAGGTGTTTCTGATTCTGATGCCCAACAAAAAGCCGCAGAAGAAGCTGTTGACCAACGTGTTCGTTTAACTGTAGCAGAACGGCTTAGTGTTACTACGAGTCAACAAAAAGTTGACTTGTTGGGTATAGAAAATGATTTAATTCGACGGATTGTTTCTCAAGCTGTTCCAGCTTTTCAGAAATTAGATGAGTTAAATTCTTCTATCAGTCAAAGTAATGCTAGGAATCTTGATTCACAGAAAGAACTTTTAACGATACAGAAAATTCAGACGAATAGCGTTGAAGACCTGAAAAATGAGTATGCTTCTGTTATAAATGTTACAGATCGAGTTGTCAAAATTAATCAAGCGTTAGCTCAGATTACTAAAACACTGACTGATGAAGCTGGACGATTTGCTACAGCAATCCAGAAAACACAACTGCAAGGCGTTGTTGATTTACGACGTTTAGCCGGTGTGAGTCCTGTTGAGTTGGCTAGAGATCAGTTGTTTATTGCTTCACGACTAGGGAGTGAAAGCAGTAGACTCTTAAACACTAAACGTGCTCAACTAGAATTAGAGAAAGCTATTCTTGGTCAAGTTAAAGCTCAAGAGAGTGCTGTTCAAGGTAATGTTGATGTTATCGAACGTCTTGTTAGTGAGTTAGACAAAGCATTTTTTCGTTCTGATAAGGGAGCACTTGAAGAACTGATTCGATTTGCAACTGGACAGTCTGGTGTTTCAGGACTCGGCCAACGAGCCAGAGAACGACTCGGTGAGTTTTTTCCAGAAGAAGAACGATCTCGTCAAGTCATTGAAGATTTGCGTCAACGTGGTTTGATTGAACGAAATCGTCCTATTGACCGAGCACGAGGGTTAGATGTTCAACGAGAACTTTCAGACGCTCAACGAGAAGCTGACCGTTTAACTAAAGTTTTTCTTACACAAACCATTCAAAATAATGTGGATGTTCCGGTTAGTATCGAAGCAACGTTCGACACAGAAGAGATTCTACGAAAGATTAGAACTGAATTACGGGCGGCATTGACCGGCCCTGATTTTCGTAAACGAGTTCGTTCGGTTATTGAAGGTATTAACTAAGGAGTAAGTTATGTCGGATATTTTTGTTGCTACAACAGGGAACGACACGACAGGTGATGGATCAGTAGGCAATCCGTTTTTGACTGTTGATAAAGCACAGACAGTAGGTATAGATAATGATGTCATTAAGATTCAGAATGGAACGTATGATGAAGGTAATTTAAAAGTCAATGTTAATAAAACATTAACGGTTGAGTCGGTGTCTGGTGATCCTAGAGATGTTATTATCACAAAATAACAATGGAGACATGGTTCTGGAACCCATACTTATACAATTAAAAATGTGACTTGGAAGAGTAAGGATACAGGGTTTGAATTTGGAACTGTTATTGAAGGTAGTTCAGGTGTATTTACTCTTGATATTCAACGATGTGTTTTTATAGGACAGATTGACCGAGAAGTAGTTCAGTTCGGTAGTGGTTTAAATAGTAGTTCTGTATGCACAATTACTAACTGTATTATTGATACGACCGCAGCCGACGGTCGTGGTGTTGCTGTTGAATCTGGAACAATGACTGTTAAGAATACTATCTTACAGAATCACAATTTTGCTGCTAGAGAACAAGTAGGTGATATATTGATTATTGAAAATTGCTGTTTTTTTAATAACAATACAGATACTCAAGGTTCACCCAGCTTCTTAGATAATATTTTTGTTGATCCAGAACTTGAACCAGATTTATCAATACTTACTTCGTCTCCATGTGCCGACGCTGGACAGGTTGTGGTTCCAATTACTGACGGATTTTTGGGGGCTGCGCCTGACATCGGATTTTTTGAATCTGCTCCTAACCAAGCTCCAACAGCACCAACGAACTTAGCAGTTGTGGAGACATAATAATGGCAAGTTTTCTTGGACATTTTACAGATACAACACCTAAGATTACTTGGACACATAATGATCCTGAACTTGATGCTCAAGTAGGGTATCAGGTGCAGATTGATTCGTCGCCGGAGTTTATTTCAGATGGTGGTTCACCTGAATATGACAGCGGTGATGTGACGAGTGGTGTGTCTGAAGATCAAGTTAGTCCTGCTTTAACAAATGGGATTAAGTATGTCCGTGTGCGAACACGAGATGCTGGACATGTTATTACCGAAGGGGCTTTTAGCGACTTAGGTTTTTTTACCATCAACAGCACTATTCCTCTTTTAGCTAATGGTGATACAACTCCACAGTATCAGTTTGATTCTGGTATTGATCCTGAGAATGATAATATTCATTTTGAACTTCAGGTTGATAGTGATCCTTTATTCCCATCACCTTTTTTAGATAGAGACACAGAAGTTAGTCAGACAGGTTGGACATATGATAGTGATGGACTAGGCACTTTTTTAGCTTTTCCAGCGGGTGGTCTACCTGCTGCTGTTCAAGGGAATGAAGTTCGCCACGATACACAAGCCGGTGACGAACTTGATGCAGGATTTGATGTTTACTATTGGTTTCGTGTTCGTGGTAGAGATACCCCCGCAGATGATGTAAGTGACTATGCATACTCAATATTTTTTCTGACAGCAGGCACCCTTTCGTTTATTGATGCTACACAAGACATTCGCACTCGAAAACCTCAGCTCGACGATATTACTCAAGACATTCGTTTTATTAAAGACAATGTTGACACAGATATTACTCAAGATATTCGATTTTTAGGTTCATTCTCAATTCTTCGGGATGTGATTCAGGATATACGCAATCGGCTCACCGTATTTGCAGACGCCACGCAAGACATTCGATTTGTTGATGAGATTGAAGTATTACGTGATCTTCGCCAAGATATTCGATTTTTTCAAGAAGTGATTGAGGATGTGACGTTTGATATTCGAACTGATCGTGGGAAACTTGTTGATCTAATTCAAGATATTCGATTTGTAACAGCTCAGTTTGATGATGTGACTCAAGACATTCGAACTCAAGGTCCAATCTTAGCAGACGTTGTTCAAGACATTCGATTCAGTAATGGACAATTTGATGATGCTACACAAGACATTCGATTTCTTGCACCGTTGATTTTAGATTTTGATCAAGACATTCGATTTAAAGGAAATACGTTAGACGATGCAGCACAGGATATACGTTTCAAAACACAAGCTGTTCCTACGTCAGCCGGTCTTGATGCTCTTCGTGTGAAAATTGCCGGTGTGTTTATTGAAGATGTTGATCGTTCAACGCTTGAATGGAACTGGACGGCAAATGAAGAAGTTGCCACAGCAACATTTCGAATAGCTCGGCGTCCTGACGATTTCAATCGGACGATTGCCGGAGCTGCATCACCTATTGCTGATGGAGATGTTGTTGAAATTTTCTATAATGATATACTCAAGTATTCAGGATTTGTTAGACGTTTACAGGGAGTCAGTCTGAATGCTGAGTCAGTAACCGTATATGCTGAAGATGCTCGATTTAAAATTCAGAATGAATTACAAGATTTTGCCTATGGTTTTGACACAGTTCGTCCTACATTAGATGATGCTTTGTCAGCACTACTTGCTGACATAGTAACTGCCGGTCATATCACTAGTTTTACAGGTGTGCCTAATCTTCCGATTGTCTTAGAACCTGTTGAGCTACAAGGCATACCTCAAGGTCAGTTGTTAACACAGATTCTTGATGAAGGTGGTAATTTTCAGTGGACGGTCACACCAGAAAAAGTTTTAGAAATTTATGAGTTAGGCACTGGCACGTTAGTTAATCTACCGTTAAAACAAACAGGTCGTCAAACGGATTTGTTTGATGTTGTTGACTTTTCCTTTGGTCGTTTAAATGATACGACAGATTTGACAACTGAAGCAGAGGTTGTGTTAGGAACACGTTCTGCACGAGAGTTTTCATCATTTCGGGAAGTCAGTTTATTTGACAAACAACTCATACCTGCATGGACGGGGCCTGCGAACCCTACGAGTGGAGTATTAAATAGGATTTTTGGTGTTTTTAATGATCCTCAACGACAGATTTTAAATCTTGGTATTACCGGAGGCACACGAGATAACGATGTTCGAGATGTATTACGAGCTTTTAAAATTCCAGGGTGGGAAGAAGGATCAGTTCTCGCTGATTCTTCAAGCTTGTCTGTATTAACTGATGTATGGGCCTATACTGTTAGCTATGGTGCAGGCACACAACTCACAAAACGTGGGCTGAATAAGCCGTGGCCTTATCCGTGGAAAGAACGTGGATGGGAATTCGATAGTCGATGTGGTGTGATTCGTTTTGCTCGTCCAATGGCGATCATTATTGATGCTGATTTGGAAAATGGTTATATGACCAACATCCGTGGTGTGAAACTACTTAAACCACGTGTTGATGTTCGATACTTTCAAAAGTCTACGATAGCTCTTGACACGAATCCAACTATATTTGATGTGCCGTTTGTCGGCAATGGCGGTGCAGGAGCCAAACGACGAGTTGTTTTATCATCGTTGGGTATTCGAGAGCAGTTTACATTTCGAGAATTTGTAGATGGTAATCTTCAGTCGTTTCGAGAACATGGATTTGATGATACAGAATTTGCAGAAGATGTAGCAAAATTAATGCTGAGTCGTTTAAATGATCCAAAAACTGATGGTGCTGTATCTGTTATTTTTGATGCTCAAGATTTCTATGGACTTGATTTGTCTAAGCGTATTAATCTTGACAACACCCTAGATGCTAGTGGTAACGTGTTTAAAGACAACTCAGGTTTTCCTTTGAATGTAACTCGTATTAATTTTAGTGGAGGATCGCTCTTGGCAACGTTACAAGTAGAAAACTTTCGAGCGTTTCGACGGAGTAAAAACTTCAGTCGAACGAACGATACAGATCGACCACAGTTTGAATGTAGTTAAGGAGTAGGTTATGGGTAGGGAAGAACGAGAATTTGAATATGAACGTGGCACTGTTCGAGATCAGCAGCAACAAATTCGACTCTTACAAAGTCGTATTGCAGAACTTGAAAACGCTGTTCGTGCTATTATTGATCGCCCATCAGCAACCCAACCAAGCGGTGCTCGACTTGCGTTGACAGAAATGCAAGATACTGAGTTTCTTCAGAATGCAGGTCAGCTACCAAAAGCCACATCCCCAGGTGTAGGCGAAGTGCTTCCAGGTGTGATTGATGTTGATGAAACCATCATAACAGACGGTGTAACCGAGTCTGTGCTTCGTCCTGAAGTGATCAGTGATCCTGTCGATGGTCGTTGGAAGTTTTTTGCTGTATATGCTGCGTAAGGGCTTGATTTGGGAAACAGGTGCTAGGATACCTAAAAATAGAGATATCCCCACCTACTAGGCATTTTTCAGCCAATTTAGGGGGTTTTTGGAGGTATTGGTATGGCTGCGAAGTGTCCACTCTGCAACACAGACTTAGGGTTCTGGACAGAAGACCCTCTGAATGCTTTGAACTATCGTCTTCGAGCGACTCACCTGACTGAAATCATTGACTACGTAAATGATCGAATTACTGAGTTGGCTGCGTTTGCTTTAGCCAATGGAGTCGGAATTACACCTATGGTTCCGATTAGTGCGACTACTCGGAATGAGATTACTAGTGGTATACAGCATCTTCAGTTCCGTAAACCCTGGATTGATGAAATACGTGAGTCTATCCGAGATGTCCTTCTGACATTTGAAGAACTCTTTGTCGCTCTACCTGTCTCTGGTTTCTCATTTGTTAAGGAAGACTATTTTACAACTACCCCAAGTCTTGAGGCGATTGCTACCGAACAAACAACGTTTATTGATCCAACACTCGTTGTTGGTCGAACTCGTATTCGGTTTATGCACATCGAAGATTTACGGCATCTGAAACCTGTCTATGATTTTCTCTTTGCAAAGTTGAATCAAGAGATACCTGACGAACTGTTTTTCGAAGATTTTATTGCTCCTGTTGATACGCCTGAAACATCATCAACAGGTTCAACGGGTGCAGATAACTTTTTTCTCGGAGGTAGGTTTCTTGCTGATGAAGGTATTTGGGAAATTGACCCGAATGAGTTTGATACGTTTACGCATGGTCAGCTCTTACCTCCTTTTGAAACATTGTTGAATGCGAGTCAGGGTATGGTGCTTGGGCCGTTAAATGTTAATCCAGCAAGTTCGAGTGCTGTTGGTCAGTTGAGTTGGTATGTGGGTGAATTAAAAACCTTTGGTTTTGCCCCTACCTTTTTTAAACTCATGTCGTCGATTGACGTATTACCAGAGGCCGTTGATTCTGCGGCATGGCGGTTGGCTGTCAATGAGTATGCTCGACAAATGCGTGTGTTACCGAGTTCATCATTTGAATTTTACTCTGAGTTTGAAGGCAACCCTGGTGGCACAGGTGCATTTGATCCATTTGCTCGTATTGAATTATGGTTTAAACCTTACCTACCTGTAGGACATGAATTTAATGACACAGCAAACTTTACGTTTCGTCTGATTCATTGGATTAATACCCCTCGGTTTCCGAATGCAGGCAATGTCGAGGTGACGCCAGCGTTTTTTAATGGGAATGTGTCCATGCAGTTGTTTGATATTATGGAAGGTGTGTTCGGACAGTCATTATTGGATTTCTATGACGGAACCATCAGCACTGATGGTGTGTTTTTGAATCGTATTCTCATTCTTGGCACAAATTATCCGGCTCAACCGACGTTACGTTGGGCGATAGACAAAGTAACGATGAGGTTCAATAAGTTTGTTGAAGATTTTAACGCTGGATTACTTGAGACAGCATCAGATACCAAAGCTCAAGTGTTTGATACCTATACAGGTCAGCAGAACGTATGGGCCAGCACTGTCAAGGGTTCAGTTGGGGAAGAAGCAACGATTGATATTAATAGTCCTGCATCGTTAGGTAATGCGGTGTTTGATTGTGAATCATTTTTAGAGACAGTCGAGGGTAATCCAGTTCGGAGGCAGGGTGAAGCTTTATTAACGTATAATCCTGGCACCGCGGATAATCCAAATCCTACGTTAACAGGATCAAGTAAGTTGTTAGTGAAGTTTGGGAGTGTTGTTCCTTCAGGATTTGTTCGGTTAGCTGTGATCTTGAATATTTCAGACGGTGTAACCCCTAAGACTTTAATCTTTCCATTGACACCTGATAGTATTGGGGTCGGCGCAGAACCAAATACGTTTATCTCGTCTGTGTTAACGAGCGAGGTTGAGTTTCCTATATCGAGTATTGGAACAGCGATTGATGGGTATAACGTGACACAGGTTCAACTGGCTGCGCTAGGTGGGGAAGCAGCCGAGTTTACTGTGAGTCCGTTTGTATTAATTGATGCAGGCACAGCCGGTAGCATCAGTGGCGTCGTTGATAAGCTTGTTATCAGCGAAGCTGAATTGACATTAACCTAATGGATGTAATCATGGCAAGAGAATACTCACATTACTATAACGAAGTTGCAGGTAAATGGAAGGTTCGTTTAAAAACACGAGAATCAGATGCCATAACAGACTTTCCTTTAGAGTTTGACGATGAACGTTTGGCTGAAGATTTAGCTCTGGCTCTCTCCTTCAGTGTCGGGTTCAAGATGAGGTAATAGACCTTCGGCTTTAGCAATTTCTCTCATCAGGTCTTGAGGATCAGGGATGTCATTTTTTGGAGGGAAATACCACGCTAGACCGATTGAAAATCCAAGCAAAGCTAGATGCAGTCGAAGCCTACGTTTTGAAAATTGAAGTCCTACGACAAAGAAACGAAATGCATTGCTTCCTGGCATCCACTCATTAGCTGCTAACCAACTGAAACGTCTGCCTACCCAATACCTATAACCTGTTCCAATCCCATAGTTCGCCCGAATCTCACTCACGTTCAACGGTTTTTGTTGTTCTTCTGTCTTATCAGGTTCGTTCTGTTGAGGTTGTTCTGGTTCATTCATCTTCTATAATCTCCTTCATCCATGCTTTTTGTTCTTCTTCTGTGGCCCAATTCCATTGGAAATATATTCCTAGCCCCATAAGGGTAATATCTAAAGTTGCGTATTTTCCTATGTAGTAAGCACGTTCAAATTCAATTGTGATTAGACTAAAATTTAACCAGTTGAACTTACCTAGTTTTGAACGGTGTAGCCACATACAATACCAATCATTACGGAATGATATGGACGTATGCTTAAATTCAATAATCAAAGGATCACGATTGATTTTCATTGTCTTTATACTCCTTTAAGGTGGCACTGAGGCCACAAATGTGAGGGTAACACTTACTGTCTTCAGTCACACCATCATTATGTTTATGGTGTGCTGGACAGATTGGATTATGTTGTCCATATTGTGCTAACGCTTCTTGTTTATGCTCCAACGCCTCGCGCAGTGTATCATTTTCCTCGTTGCGGTCTGAAATCTGCCCTCAATAATTCTACGTGAATGTCGTGTACTTCTTTGACGGTGTTCTTCAAGGCATTGTTTCGTCCAAGCTGTCCCTGTGCCTCGGTGAGTTCTTGTTTCAACGCTTTGATCTTTGATCCAGCCAGATAGATACTAGCAATGAACTGATTGACCTGACAGGATTTTTCTAAGTTTTTTACCTCACGACGACAAGCAACAAGTTGATCGCGTAATAGTAATGCATGTTGTTTACCTGCCTCCATGTCAGAACGAGATATAGCATGTCCGTCTATCCATTCACAGAGCATAAAGTCAGCCTGTCTCTCGTCTGGTTCTAAACCTTCAAGAGGATCACTTGTGGAGTCCATTTTGATACTCCTTGAGTTCTAGTGTAGATGGATGGTAACTAGTTAATGGTTGTCCACATTCAGGACACCCAACATAACAACCACTCATTTGTAAAGGGATAATATCATTTTCGTAAACAATCTTACATCTATAACATTTAAGAAACTGTGAGTTGTATTTGTGTAAAAGATTTGAGAGTCTTTTGATCATGTTGCTTTGCCTTTGTCTAAAGTAAAATCTTCATCACGCTTTATGATGAGTCGAAAACCTAGTAAGGCTGTTGTGACATGCCATGTGTCAATTGACTTGAATGCTGCATGTGTAAAGTCTACTAAAGAAAACATTGACCAATCCTGTCTACGAAACAAGTATCTTATTAAATCAGGCCATAAGTTTTCAACCCATATACTATACTGATTATTAATGAATAAACCTACCGTGTGTTCCATTCGTTGAATCTTCATTGTTTATATCTCCCGATGAACAACAATACTCATCATCAACAACTGTTTACAGGTATGACAAGCCATAAGACGATGTGTTTTATTAGGCGAGAATAATGCTTTATCACGATATTCAAGCCGATGTCCTTCATGTGCTAGTAACCATGTTCGTTCAGACCCATTGCCTGAACTATCATTGATTATGTATCCTTTAAATGGGCCGTCTTTCACGATATGCGCCTCCTGGTATTCGTCTACGTTTGATCTTTGCCGTATTACGTGTAAGCAATAAAAGTAGTATGCAAAGATAAACACAGAAATTCCTACAGCTAAAATACTACTTATATTCATTATCACGATTTATCCCCTGACGAAACAGTAGTGTTTCTGCTGTAAAGTAGTATAAGCTACTTTTCTGAAAAACTTGCGTGTTGCATTTCTGAGACTCGAAGAGCAACGATCTTTTTGAGTGCGTTGTATTCGTTCTCAAATCCTCCTACATCTATCATGGCCTGACGATAAGCTGATTCCATGCCGATCAAAGCCAAACGTTCAGTGACACATACTGTATCAAGGAATGCTTCAAGGTCTTTATCGGTAGGTTTTTTACCTAGCGATTTAACAACTGCTAGTCTATGTTGAATACGGCTATCAGCTTCAAGCTGCTTCTGTTGCACTTTTGCTGATTCCCACGTAAACTTCAAGGTTTCAGCCTGTCTAGCTGCCTGAGTAATCTGACCAACGAGCCAATGTAAACGTTCTTCAATCTCTGAGGGTTGCATCTTCTGATTCCTTTGTTGGATCAACAGGTTGAATGATAAATCCTAAACCTTTTCTTCGTGCCATTGCATACTTAACTTGTTCGTGGTCGATATTAAGACTATTATCAATAAATTCTGGTTTAGTTACTTCTGTTTCACTAAAGATCACACCTTCTGGATCGTCACGATGATCGAGTATACCATCAAATCGGACTTCTTTTGTTATTGCGTCAATGGTTACTGAAAATGCAAGACCAAGAGGATGAAAAAATTGACGATTAACCTCTTGAAGATAACCTGCTTCTCGAAACTCTGTTAAGGATATATGTTTCATTAGTGTCTCCCATCTCGATAGTATTTTCTCAAGTAAGCTTTGAAATGCATTTTTACTTGACTGTTAATGTAACCTCGAAAATCCATATGTCCTGCTTTGTATTTCTTACATGATTGTAAAAAGATTACATTAAATTCAGACCGATGATCGTGCATTTCATGGAATAAACGTTTTGATTGCCCTGATTGTTTAAGAGACTTCAATAACGATTCTCTCAAAGGGGCATAGCGAGAAAGTAACTCCAAAGCCGCCTCAGATGAATCACTCTGATACAGCGTTACGAGTTCTGCGTCACTCAGATCGTTTACAAATGACATTAGCAACCTTTAATCCTTTAGTTACACGATAGTCATGTGTTAAGGCCATCAAATCGTGCCAGAATACTTCTACACTCGAAAATGAAATATAGAAACTGTTATCCATCGTCTGTTCATACTTCTCGTTAACTAGATTGACAATAGGCATGACACTCTCTAAGGTATCTATTACATCTTGTAGTTCAAATCGAAGAGCTGTTAGTTCACTCATATTATTCCTCGTCGTATTTATGAAGTTCAGTTAGTAACCGTGAAAATCCATCTCTATAACAGAATGGTCAACTAAGATTGTAGCATGTATTGACGCATTTCGAATAAAGTAACGACCCATAGAAAAATTAACTTGTAAAGGCCCTGCAATGTTTACTCCTGTTTCTGGATATAGCCTGTCTTTAAATAACTGTATTTGTTGGGTATCTTTAGCAATTATCCAAACTTCTTTTCCTTCCTTATAATGTAACCGTAATGCTTCTTCTAACATCCGAGTTGTTCGACCTGTTCTGCGTAATGTATTCATTTCTTACCTCGTTCTAAGCTTTGTTTAAAATCATTCCACCATTCAGTCGTTGAGCTTTCATTTTCTTCTTCACTACCTTGATAGGAAAAGAATATTTCACCCCCCTGATGAAATGTGTTCCAGAATGCCTTTTCAATATCTTGAATTGAAAATTTCGTTGGAATCTGTTCGAGTAAATCCTTCCAACACAACGCACACATTGAAGACCTAGCAGCCATACGGTCATACTCACATTGATGGTATGTATGAACACCTTCATGTTCTTCGTAATGAATGTTACTTTCAATCCATACACGAGTTCTCATATATGTTGGCAGCTTACTTAAGGTATTAAATTCAGGAAGAGGCATCGGTCTTCTCTTTCAGTTTTTTCACTGCACGTAAACGTTTTTTCATTCTCACCTGCATTTGGACGTGTTGATTATAAGGGCATACTATTTGTTTTTCTAAGTCTATAATTTCATCGTTAACTGTTACAACAGTGTTTTTTACTGCCATCAGAGAGTCTGATTCTACAACAATACAGTCCACACCGATACCGATATTATCATCGTTGTATATATTATTTTCCTGGTCAATTTGACATAACTCTTTTGATTCAAATAAATGAAACGCACAACCGCCAGCTTGATCATCTAGTAAACTATACCAAAGTGTTAACGTGTGTTTAGGCATTTGATTGTCCCTCAAGTAAGTTTTTGGCCTTCTGCTCAATTCCAAACATACCAATCTCGCTGTTTGCTACTTTTTGTATCCAGGTTCGTAGACGTAATTCAGAGTCACAAAGTTTCTCAAACTCGCCCTGCACACAGTATTCGTCAGGTAGACGATTACAACGAGCACATTGATACAGGTTAACACCATTCGTCCATCCACAACCACACATCCATGTTGGAAAGTAGTTATTCATTACAGTGTTAATCCTTGTTCTTCTGCTTCGCGTCTTTGTCGTCGAACTTTATTTTTCATACGTCTATCATCACAATCGCAAACACAATCCATAATATTCCTAATAACCCAACTATAGTCTGTTGAATCATAATAATCGACCTCCAATAGACCAACCATGTCGTAACGCATCTACACCAATAGAAGTAAGGAATCCAAACAACCACCATATCATCGTAACTAATGCGAGAACAGCGGCAATAAGCAATGCGTAAATAGTAGACATGAAAACTGTTTCTAAAAATTTATTAACAATCCGTTTAAACTGAGTCATTGTCTGACCTCCTTGATAAAGCATCTGACCTATCTTACAATTCCAACAGAACACTTCTTGTTCATAGAATTTAATGACTCTACAGTAGTCACATTTCCAATAGTCTTTAGTCACTAACTGTTTGACAAAGTTTTTAACTGAGTTAATCATACTACTCTCCTACAATCTCGTCAATTACCACACTAGGATACATCGGAAGATTATCTAAATCGTTAGATAGCACACCAGATTTAATCATCTTCTTGGTATGTATGAATGCCATAATATTCCACATGACAGCCGCCTCATGGTCTTCGTCTGTAGCACCCATCTTCATTTTCTGAAGGTGACGCTCAAGACTCTCAATGTATCGTTGGAGGGGTTGACCCTTCTCCCAATTACGATCTCCATACTTCTTAGCTCCTGCTGCGACATGCATAGCCAACCGATGTAACGCAATCGGACTAATCAGATCGTAACGAGGTTTACCCTCACTGGTGTCTCTTACACTGCCTGTGTCAAACTCTTCTCTTTGTCCTGAATCTTTAATACCACCAAAGCCACTCTCACTCATAGTATCCTCCGAATAACGATCATCACGTTGAAAGAATTCCTGTAATGTTTCAAAGTAATCTCCTGGGTTTTTACAAGGTCTAGCTTGAGTTATTTCATTTTCCCTAACCGCAAAAACAATTCTAGGTTCCTTGTAATGACCAATTCCATACCATGCAGTGTTATCTATATGCCAGTGAAGGTGAATACTGAAAAGTGTTCCACTCGGATAACAGATGTTATCCACTTCTTTCGAATCTACCAATACTACATATAGACCTATAGGATACCGAAATTTAGTTTCGTTTTCCATAGTGAAATATCATCCCTAAGATCACGCTGTTCAAAATCAACGACGGTGTATGAACCAATCCAAGAAACCAATCACTATGTAAGAACATACCTGATAAATAACAAGCATACGCTAGTATACATACTGCAAAATACCACGCACTTAGATCACCTGTAGATTTCGTGCGGTAACTCTTCACGATCTGTGGAATGGCCTCAAGCCCCCACAGAATCCCCGACAGGATTATCAACCCGTTCCCCACTAGTGTTTTCATCGTCTGCCTCGGCTTTCTCGATCACTACTACGTCTTCAGTAGAGTGTAATCTGGCTTCATGTTTCCCTCGAATAAATTCGACGCACTCTGCTCGACTTCTAAATACATCACCCCTCTGAAACGCCATTGACAGTAGCCACGGATTTATACTTGACAACGAATTGCGTGTAATCAAGTAGATCGGTTTGTGGAACGTAATTGCATGTTCCAATTCACTAATCGTGCCGACTGTCGGAAATGCGTTATCCCATTCAATGACGATGAATGCTGAACGAGCCACAGCAAGTAAATCAGCATGACGAATACGTTTCATGAGATTGACTAGCTTCGTTCGTTGACCACTCCGTTTCAGTCGATACAGATAGTCATTGGCTGCGTGCATTTCCATACCTGTTTTCTTCTTCTCATCTTTGGTAGGGTCTTGCACCTTAATTCCAAGCTCGACAAGTTTTGGTGTGATATGATCACGCCAGCCCTCACA